ACGGGTGGGCGCTTGGCCCCGCTCGTTGAACACCAGAGCGGCCTGCTGACTCGCGAAACGGACGCCGACCTGTTCGGCATCGAGAATTTCCTTGAGCATCCGGCAGGTTCGCAGAACCGCGTGGAAATCGGTGACGCCTCGATACTGGTCGACGCGGAACGGGTCGAAATAGTGGAAAAACTGTGATGCCGGGATGTCCTGCGGGTCGCGATACTGCCCGGACGAGTCGACCGTGAAAACCCGGTATGCTTCAGGAGCCCCGAAGTCGTTGGTGATGACGCCGGAGAAGTAAAACCTCCCCTTCCCAACTTCCGGCAGCCCCATTTCGTTCGGGTTGCCGATGCGATCACCGGACACGAGCTGCAGTTTGAGCCCTTCGCCCGCGCGCCGGAGCGCAATCCCGCAATCGCCATACGCCGGCCGCATCTCCGTCGCCAGCTGCATCAGTTTTCGGAAGCTGTGCCGCCCGGTTACGTCGCACCGCTTGCACCAATCATGGAAAAACTCCCCCACTTTGGCGTCGTAATCGCGATCCCCGGTGTTCGGCGCATACTCGGTCGGGGTCAAAAAGGTGCCAAACTTGGAGCAAATCGCCTTCGCCATCGGGAAGTTTTCCACGAGATCGAGCGTTTCCCACATCATCGTGTTTCGGTCCGAGGCTGTTTTCGTGCTCTCGGCCGGCACTCCCCATCGTTTCGGGCTGTAGAGCCGGTCCGCTTGCGCCGCCTGGTATTCGAAAAGGTGTCGTTGCACCTTGGATTCGAGCCGGCGAAGGGCAAAACCGGGGGCGACGGTCTCAAGCGCGCGGTCGACCCATGACTTTTGCTGAACGATCTTCCCTAAGTTCAGCTCGCTCATAGGCCCGTGAAGGAAACGAGCGATTGGGTGGTCGATGTCTCGCTGATGTCGGCGATCGCGGCGTTGATTTGCCCTAGGGTCGCCGTCACGTCGGGCAGGTTGGCCCGTTGGAGCTGCCGGCCGTTCAGAGCGTAGCTCTGGCCCGTTGCCAGTGCAGTAACCGCGTTCAAATAGGCGGTTTGGAGCGTCTGAAGCTGGGCAAGCGTGAGCCCGACGAAAGGATTGCCGGCCATTAAACTTGGCGCGGCGTCAAAAGCTACTTCTCGGCCTCCATAGTGAAGCGAACGAGCCCGGCGATGATTGCAACGGCCACCATCATTGCCGAACAGTCAAAGCCGTGGTTTGCGTTCTGCCTTACCTCGACCCATTCCCAAACGCCGGGCCTTACTTCCTGTTTTTCCTCGGCCTTTAGATGCTCCACGTAGAGCGGGTTTACGTCCCGCGGGAGCAGCCAATCGAAAGACTTCCCGCCGGCCGCGTTCGCCACGATGTCTTTGCAGTGGAAGCTGCTGAACTCGTAATACGGCACCTGCACCGGCCCTAAGTTGGCGAACTTCGGATCGGAGTGCGGGAAGTTTTCAATCAGCCCCGTCGTCTCGTTGGCCATGGTCCACGTCTTTTTCCGCATCCCCATCATGCCGCGCCAACCCCACCGCGCGCAGTCCTCGTCAACCTTGCTGGCATCGTAGCGCCGATCCTCGGCAACGCACGGGTCGGGCACCTTGTAACGCTGCTGCAACGCGCGAACGGCGTCTATGGTGTCAATGCGCCCGAAAAACAGTAACCGGAACTCCGGCGCCGCGCCCCAGGCACCAACCATGACCCAAAAGTGCGATTGCTGCCGGTCGACGGTCATAAACCGATGGACTTCGCCCGGCGTCGTCTCGCCGTTCTGGTAGTCAGCCATCGAATAGTCTGAGTTTCCTGTCACCGTGATAATGATCCGCTCGACCACCCAAGCCCGCGCCTCCCGCTTCTGCCGGAAAACCCGCCTCGCCTCGTCGCTTCCGGTCTTCGAAAACTCGTTCTCCCCCTCGCAAAACTGCTGCGCTAGGAGCCGCATTGGGCGGGTCGGCAACGCTTCGAAGTGGAAACTCCGGTTGTCCTTGGGTGCATCGGGCCGCGTGGCCACGTAAACCCCGCTCCGGCGCCATGTCTCGCGCGTCCGGTCGTCATCCGGCATCTCGTGCCCGCAGTTCGGGCACCGGAAACGAACGGTTTCGATTGCTCGAGCTTCGTTGAATGTCCCGTCGTCCCGTTTGGCGTCCTCCGACCAGACCACCCCTGCGTGGGTCTTCCCGTCGCCGCAAAGCTGTCGGAAGGCCAGCGGATGCACCTTGGCGCATGACGGGCACGGCGCCGACCATTCGGCTTTGTGCCCTGCCCCCCACGCTTGGTCTGAAACGTCGTGTTCCCACCCGCCTTGGCTGATGTTCAGCACCTTCGACGTGCCCATCTCCTCAAACTTGGTCACGCGCCCGATCGCCTCCTTGTAGATCGACTGCCATCGCGGGTGCCAGATTTCATCGTTGATCTTGAAGCGTATCGACTGGCTCTGCTGGTCGGAAATGTTCGCCGAGTTGAGCACGAGAAAGAACCCGCCAAAGTAGATTTCCGTGATGGTCCGCATCGGCCCCGCGCGCGGCAACAGGTCGGCCACCGGCCGGCAGCGGTCCAGAATCGGGTTGAGCCGCGTCTTCGCGTGCCGCTCCACCATGTCGTCCGTGTGCATCGTCCACGAGATCGGCCCCGGACAATTCGCAATCAACCACGGCACCCAAACGTCAGCAATCAACGTCCCGGCCGACTGAATCGACTTCGAAACCGTCACCACCCGCACCGACTCGTCTTGCAGCGCCTCAAATATCGGAATCAGCCACGGCGACAGGTTCGCGTTGAAGTGACCTGGAATCGCGTAGCTCTCGGGCAAGACGACGTGCTTGCGCGCCCAGACATGGATTGGCGAGCGGTCCGGCTGCGGGAGTCGGAACGCGGGGTTGAGGCGTTCGGCGATGGTCACAAACAGCGCCGCAGACGTTCAATCAGCGAAGCAACATCAGCCTTCTCCCACACCGCGAATAGCTGGCCCTCTTCGAACAGTCCATCGCGTCCCTCATATTCGAAATCCATCGCCAGAGACGCTCCGGTCTTTTGCGCGTGATCGAGTTTGGCGAAAAAATCTTCACTCGAATTATTCTCGATCGCGTCGCGGATGTTCTGACGGAAGAAGTCCGTCCCGCAGTTTTCGCCCTTAATTGCGATGTCTCCGAAAATACATGGCTCGTAAGTCGAAAACAACGTGTTCGCCGGCAGTTTCAAGAACGCCTCTCGGTTTACGATCTTCATACAGTCATCTCCTTCTCTGCCCCCACCAACCCCGCGTTACAAACCTCCCGGATCTCGTCATGCACCGCCCTCGCCTCGGCCCTGGCCGCAACAATGTCCTTCCCCTGCAACCGCGCCGGTATCTCCGTCTCGAGCTTCTGGGTGAGCAACTGGTCCCACGACGCCGACAGCCGCCGCAGGAACCCGCGCACGTCCTCAATCGCCAGACTGTTCCCCTCCTCCCGCCGCTTCTTGATCCGCAAAAGGTCGATCTCCTCCTTGATCTTCTCCTCCCGCAGCTCGGCATACCCACGCCGCGTCATCCCCTTCGCCAGATGGTTCGCCTCAATGAAGGCTTGCCTCTCCGCGGTCGTCCCGTGCTTCGGCCACCCCGGCAGCTTCTGCCAGTTCCGCAGGGTCTTCTCGTCAACCCCTAACTCGGTTGCTTGCTTGCGGAGGCTCATCAGTCGCGCCCCTCAAGCACAACGGCGTCATACTCGGCTGTGGTAAGCTTTGCCCGCGCGGATTCCCGTAGAACCGCTAGTTCCCGGTTGTAGGCTTCCTCCGCTGCGCGCCGCTCGGCCCGTTCGGCGTTGGCCTTGGCTAAAACTTCGGCCCGCTTTTCGTCGGACCATTGCGAGAAGTCTTCCCCGTCCGGCGTCGGCCACGGCGTTGTTCGAATTATACCCCCGTCGTTCGTATCCCACACCGAACCGTCAGACCAATAAACGAAGTCCCCCTTCTTCCAAAACGCGCCGCCATCAGGACTCCATCCACCACCATCGGGAATGCCTCGCATCAGGTTCATTTGTGCCTTTCTGGCGCGGACATATGTAAAAAGTTCAGCCCCGTTTTTTCACGTCAT